GCTCCAAATGCTTTCGTGGAAGGCATCATGGAAGGCAAGGAGTGGGTTTGGGAGAATGGCGTTGTAAAAGAGGTTGATATTGCTACTTATAAGCAACTGTTAATCCAAAAACGAAAGTATAACGAAGATAAGAATATTCAAATATTCAAAGATTTCATGTCTAAGTTATAATTTTGATAAATAAAACAAATAAAACCTAATTAGGGAGTTTATCCAATATGACAGACATCAACAAAGAGCTAGAAGCTATTGCGGACGAAGTCTTTGTAGATGAGGATGAGCAACTGGTCGAAGAGCCTGTTGCGGCCAATGCGCCTAAGCGCAATGCTTCTCCTGCCGAACCGATGCAGAAAATAGCAGCGGATACACCCGGCGGTGAAGTAGAAGATATGGGCCCAGCAGTTGTTTCACCAGATGCGCCTTCTGATCCTGGCAAAGTAGCTGCAAAGAAAGCTAAGAAAACTGCTCCTCCTAAGACGGACGCCTCTGATGCATCCCCCAAACCGATGGGTGATGGTTCTGGACCCATGAAGTCAAAGAACGAGTCAATCGGTGATGAAGATGAAGACGAAGCCATTGTTGCTGAGAGTACTGGCGACGATGAGGAAGAGACAGAAATTTCTATTGATGAGCGTATTGCTGCGATGGACTTCTCCGATGATGTTAAGGCTCTAACTGAAGGTGGTGATGACGATGATGAGGAAGTTTCGTCTAGTCTATCACAAGAATTTAAACAGAAGGCTGCAACAATTTTTGAAGCAGCTGTAAAGTCTAAAATTCGTGCCGAAATGGAGAGAATCGAAGAAGAATATGAAACAGCATACCGTGAAGCTTTTAACGAAGCGAAAGATGAGATGGCCGAGAAAGTTGACGGTTATCTAGCGTATGTTGTTGAGGAATGGATGAAGCAAAATGAGATGGCAGTTGAACATAAAATGAAAACTGAAATCGCTGAGAGCTTTATTACAGGCCTTAAAACATTATTTGACCAGCACAATATTGCTATTCCTGATGAACAGTTCGATATGCTCGATGCAGCAGCTCAGAATGTAAATGAGCTCGAGAGTAGATTGAACGAGACATTGGAAAAGAATGTTGAGCTCACACAAGAAGTTTCACAGCTAAAGAAGCAAGAAATACTTTTCGATGTAGCTTCTGATTTGGCTGACACCGAAGTTGAAAAGTTTGCCGGACTGGTAGAAAATATTGATTACGAGAGCGAGAAAGATTTTCGTGAGAAAGTCGAGACAATCAAAGAATCTTATTTTCCAAAAGTTCAGTCAAGCACCAACGATGACACAGCAGCACCAATAGAGACTGAAATTGACGTAGATATGTCCGACAATATGGCTGCTTACATGAATGCTATTAGACGCACTAACCCTGTGGCTAAGGCAAGTTAATAGTAAAATATAGGGAGAAAATTACTAATGTTTCAAACGGAACACCTACAGGAAAAGTGGCAGCCAGTGCTAGGGCACCCTGACCTCCCAGAGATTGAGGATCCCTACCGTCGGGCCGTCACAACTGTAATACTAGAAAACCAAGAAAAGGCTATGCGTGAAGATGCAGCTTTCCTCTCTGAGGCAGCTCCAGCGAACCATACAGGCTCACAGGTTCAGAATTGGGATCCAATCCTAATTTCTTTGGTCCGTCGTGCCATGCCTTCCTTGATTGCTTATGATATCTGCGGCGTACAGCCAATGACTGGACCTACGGGTCTTATCTTTGCGATGAAGGCACGTTATACTTCACAAAGTGGTACTGAGGCGTTGTTTAATGAAGCTGATACAGCTTTTGCAGGCAGCGGTGCTCAGACAGGTACGGAAGTACTCAAGGCCCTGTCTGCTGCTACATTTACTACAGGCACAGGTATGGCTACTGCAACTGCTGAGGCGCTCGGCGATTCTTCGGGCAATTCCTTTGCACAGATGGCATTCAGTATTGAGAAAGCAACCGTAACTGCAAAGTCACGTGCTCTTAAAGCTGAATACACAATGGAACTCGCCCAAGACTTGAAAGCGATTCACGGTCTCGATGCTGAAACCGAACTCGCCAATATTCTTTCGGCTGAGATTCTTGCTGAAATCAACCGAGAGGTTGTTCGTACAATTTATGCTAACGCAAAAGTCGGCGCCCAGGCTAACACCACGGCGGCTGGTATCTTTGACCTTGATACAGACTCCAACGGTCGTTGGTCTGTTGAAAGATTTAAAGGTATGCTTTTTGCTATTGAGCGTGATGCCAACGTAATTGCTCGTGATACTCGTCGCGGCAAAGGTAACATCATTCTTTGTTCTGCTGACGTTGCTTCTGCAATGGTCATGGCTGGTATGCTTGACTATGCGCCTGCGATGTCAACAAACCTAAACGTAGATTCGGCTGGTAACACATTCGCTGGTACTTTGAATGGTCGTTATAAAGTCTATATTGATCCTTACATGAACATGGGCGTCCCTTATTCGGGTTCCGGTGCGACTGCGAGTCAATACTATGTTGTTGGTTATCGTGGCACAAGTCCTTATGACGCTGGCTTGTTCTATTGCCCGTATGTACCTCTCCAGATGGTGCGTGCTGTTGGTGAGAACTCCTTCCAGCCGAAGATTGGCTTCAAGACTCGATACGGAATGCAAATTAACCCGTTTGCGGAATCATCTGCGTCCACTAGTGGCGCCGGTTCCAGGGACTCTAATGTGTATTACCGTCGTGTCCAGATTAACAATCTGATGTAATTACAAAGAAATATCGTCACATTATAATAATAATAGACGATTAATTTGGAAGACCCCGCTCAGGCGGGGTCTTTTTTTATGTGTAGGATCTTTTTTTACTAAATAGTATTTTAGAATGTATGTACTATTGACAAGGCGTACCCTCTAAAATGTTTCGGGCATATGGTCAACATATGTCCCCCGATTCCTCCCTCCTTTCTTATATATTACTGCGCCTCCGTCTACTAAAAGAGGATGCTAAAATGTTAAAACAACCTATTCATAGGTATACCCGTGGCTGTGTACATCACGATTACAAATGCCAGTGTATCACCCGAAAAACATATTACGAATACAAACATGGTCTCCGAGGTCCTGAGGACTTCTGGGACATAGATGAAAAGATAAGTCAACCAGAAAAAGTCGCATAAATAGTAATGAAGAGGAGTCATTGTACAAGGGGGAGAGTAGACTCCAGCCCCACAACAAGGAGAAATAATTATGGCTATTGTAAATCAAACAATACAAGATTCTAAATATAGAACAATGATAAAAACTACCAGTACTGGTACAACTTCTGCAGGCACTATTGTAGATTGCTCTGGTCTAGTAGGATTTGAAGTAGGTGGATTATTAAATATCGCAAAAATTAGTTGGTCTCTTTCATCACAAGTTGACCTATTATGGGATGCTACTTCTAATGTGCTGGCATTGCCCTTGACTGGCAATGGAACCTATGGTTTTATGCCAGGCCAACCTGCCCTTCCTAATAATGCGGCTGCGGCAAATCGAACAGGAGATGTGCTCTTTACTGCTAGCAGTGCGTGTATTGGCTATGTAGTAATAGAATTTCATAAGGTGCCTAATTCCTTAGGTGTTGGTTGGGGTGCTTAATGGCTGCTTCTGATTTAAGAACGGGTGAAGTAGGTGGTTCTACTAGTGAAATAACAACAGGGACCACCGATGCAGTAAATCGTCAACCAACGATTTATGATTATGCTCAGACTAATCAATTTACGATATTCTTTCCTCTCTTCCCTACAATGGAGTGGTTTATAACTCGAGCCAATGTGCCCGGGTGTACCTTAGGTCAAGCAGACCAATATACTCCTTTTGTTGATATTGCGGTAGTAGGTGATAAGATGCAATATGAAAATTTTAATTGCACCTTTCTTGTAGATGAAAAATTAAACAATTATATGGAGATGTATAATTGGGTAATGAATATTGGTTTCCCATTTAGTGGTAAATCTCAATTTAATAAACTGCCTCGACCTGATAACACAAGTCGGGGTGGCACCACAAAATATAATCCTAGAGATGGTGT